TGAACGTTCATCTTGTTCTGAATCCTATCCATAAGATGGTGTGGACCAGTATCGGTGACTGCAAAATAGCGAATGATGGGGAAATGAGTCCTCTAGTCGACTATGTCGGAAAAGAGGCTACGGATTCCCGAGGGCCAATCGCCGCTGTTACAGAGGGATTGCCGCCCATAGCTACTCGCAGGGCCTGGCTAATGTCAGACCCGGGGACCAAAGGTCTCCTGACCTGCGAGAATCTAATATCTCTTGAGGAGGCGCATATTGCGTACCAAATAGAGCATGATCTCAACGAAAGTGGGCTGTCTGTTAAGCAGATAACTGACTTCCAGAGGGATGAAAGAAAGAGGCAATATAAGTTTCCCCGCCACGAGGCGGTGAACGGTGATGATTGTATAGCAATCGGTCACCCGGCCTTCCTTAAAGGAGTGGGCCGTTGCCATCAGAGAAACGGAATGTCCGTGAACCAAACAAAGTTTGGAATCGGAAAGATTTCTGAATACTGTAAAGAAATGATATACATTTCTAAAACAGTAGATCCGGAGGCTAACTCAGGATACGATTATGAGAATTTTATCCAGGTTGATTATATCAAACCGGGAATGATCTCGCCGGAAGTTGACCCGTCTCAAGAAGACGTCAATCCAGCTATTGGAAAAGGTCAAGCTCTTATGAAGAGACTTGGGTGGAGTCCACCAGGTTTCCAAAATATAACAACGAGTATTCGCGCTAGATTCTACGCGCGAAATCGTTTCAACATATACGGCGGTTATAAAACCTACAACCGTTTATGTGATCTTCCTATGGCATTGGGAGGCCTAGGGTTTCAACCCTGGGACTTCCGCAACTACGACTTTACAGACGTGTTCCAAGCATGTAGTGCCTGGCATAGGAAAGCGATACTTCATGTCATCGAAAGACGGCATGACTACCGACGACTGGTCCGGATATTATCCGGAGTAATCGGGGACCGTTTTCTGCGAGGAATTGCAGTAGACGAGCTAACGGAATGTGAGGAAATCGCTTTTGTCGATGACCTACCTGGACTCACAAGAGACCAGATCCGTGAAGAGCTGATCGACGACGGAAAACTCCGTCCGAATCAGGGCTATCGCCATGTGGATGCTGCAATAGCAAAGCTGGGTTATACCCATAAACATGGCTTCAGAAAACATCTGGAGAGGCTCAGGGTTCAAAGCAAACTCCTTACGGAGAAACCCAAACGGGGCTTTGACCGGCAAGCAAGCTGGAAGGCTCGCTATGAGGCTCTAGATATCAGGATCAAGGACTTCTTCTTTCAAAGAAGGGAAGTCCTTCCTGAAGTACAAGAGAAAAGCTCGACCGAACTCGAATATATGTTCAAGTATCGACTCAAAGAGCACTGCTTCTTCTATAATAATAGTAGAAGACCCGAGGTAGCCAACTTGATTGGACTGCCTAGGGTGGATGGGCTCCAACCGGAAACCGGGGAGATTACCTATCCTCATTGCAATATGAGAGCTTTCGCGGAGACCGGAATCGTATTTTACGTTCCGTCTGAAGCAGAGGCAATTGGATATCCAATCGGACCATTCAAATGCCACTTCAATATCAATGTCCTTCGAGAGTATTTCTACGGAGGTGACGTCTACATCTCTAAAGAGATGTTGACCATTGAGGATGACTCTCCCGATGGGGAAAAGAAGTCATTCATGAAAACACTGTTGCAAGACAGACTAAGTCTAGATCTTCCAACGATCCTCAGTGAGTACCCAGAATGGGTCTCTCTTACGGATTCCAACTCAACATTGTCAATGTTGAGCCGGGAGCCAAA